CTCTCGTTCGATCAAGTAGAGGCCGATAAGTCGCTGCTTTGGTTCCAAGGTGGCGACGAGGGTGCTCAGATCTTGGGGCAATACAATCCATGGGCGATCGACGCCCTTCCGTGCGTGGTCGGCGGAATCGCGTCAGACGTTCTAGTACGTCCAGCGAGTGAATCAGAAGTCGACTTTCACCGAAAAAGGCTTCAGAGCGAGCATTCCTCGATCATGGCAATCCTTACCCGCGTCGGCAAGAAGGTCAGCGCCAGCGGTCTACCGACGATCAACGGCAGCGTCATGGCTGACATCGATTTCCTAACTCGACGGCTGGAATTCGGACTTGGTGGCTTCCCGAGGACGCCGATCTGGGCCACGGTAGCAGGACACGTTCAGTCGATGACGGATGGAGCGGCCGTCACAAAGGCATTCGACAATCAACTGAACGGCGACGGTCGGCCACCAGAGACAAAGCACGACTCGAGGACCGCTGCAGACATCAAACACGGCGCTCAGTAGTAGTTTTTCGCCAGCTATCCAGAGCTTACGCCTTGGATTTACCCGATGTCGAGCTTCGGGGCAGGCTGGCTACAGCCCACGGCCTTAAAGACCGTATACTTGTTCCTCACGTTGGTGGCCGCGTTCTTATCCACGGGTGCTTGAAACGCACAATGCGGACATGTGAACTGGCCGCGACGATGCGAACCCTCACTGCCGCAACGTGAGCAGGGTAGGTTGCTCAGCGGATCAACGTAAGCTACGGCGATCCCCGACGCGGCGGCCCGCGACTCGATCCTGTGTCGGATGTTCTCGTAGAACACAGGACCGACAACAGTCGGCAGCTTTCGCCTTGATGGTGACTGGTGGCGGAAGTCCTCAAGTACGATCACCGCTCTCGGACCAACCCAGTCAACCAGGGACTTAGCTGCCGTGCTGCAGAACGTCTTCGTTTGAAGGTAGCGCTTCCGACCTAGCCGTTTGAGGAGCCGGCGAACCGAACGTGTTTCGCGGCCCTCTGCCTTTCGGGTCGAGAGGCGGTCCTCTAGTCTCCTCCTGGTTTTCTCTCCAGACTTCATCATTGCCCGGTGAGCGACGCCTGTTACACACATTGACCGGCCATTCATGTCAATGGCCGCGATAGCATTCACATCGTTTAGGTTCACGCCGACGGGGAGCGCGCCTACGCACTCAGGATCGGGTAGCGTGACTGAGAGCGTTGCGTGGAGCCTACCACGGCTGATAGCTACGCACAGCGCATCGAACGACTCAGCCTGAGCCATTGCGGACTTGAACTGCTGCGGCACAGTAAACTTAAGTCGTTTACGGCCACCGATCGTCCACACTGTAACTGTCCCGTCTTTGTTGATGCTTGCGTCGCGCTTAGCCTTCCCGATTAGGAACATCGCCCTGGGCTTATTGAACTGGATCGGGTCCTTGATCTTGCTATCGCCTCGTTGACCATAGGCAGCCGCGACTGAGCGAATTGCGGTGCACGTCAACTGCGCCTTCAGTGGACCACGAACCCTTGAGTAACTCTTGCGATGGAGGGCAATCGCAGACGAAGCATTAACTAATTTGGCAGCGATTTCTGAAACAGCCTGTTGGATGATTCTAAACGACTCGATGGTCGATCGAAGGTCAGGGTCATCCTCAAGCGTAAGAGTCACTACACGCTGCATCTCTGGATCATACGCACTAGGAGTGGCAGCGGTCAACGGTTAGTGCGCATCCCTTTGAGTCTACTGGACTAATCGCAGTCTTACTATCGACTGATCCTCATGATGCGAGTTAGTATGTGGGCAGTGATGGAGTCACCGCCCAAGCATGGCGCTCGATTTTGGCTATAGAACTGGAAGCGTCGATCTCCTCGACTGGGACGACGCGATGATCCGTGGCTTCGGCGCACTCGAAGACGCGGGCAAGAACCAATTCTATCTGCCTCTCAACGGGATCTTCATCAAGGTCGAAGGCCGCGAGCAGCCGGTTGACCGCGCGTTGGTTGTTTACAAGCGTCCGGAGCCTACGCAGATCACGGCTATTCTGCCGATGATCGCTGTTATTCGAGATTCGATCGTTCCTGCTGAGAACCGTCTTCTCTCCCCGGTCCAGCAGTACCGTCTTCCAGCAGAGGGCGCGCACGCCGTCTCAGCCAATGGTGAGGTCGGCTTCACCAATTACGAGACCAAGGACAAGGAGCAGCCTTACGATCTGTTTTATACGTTCGAGTGCTGGTCTCGCTACAGGACTGTCTCCCAGATGCTCCTCGCGATGGTCATGCGCGCCTTCCCGCACAGAGGCGCCGTGACACTCACCGATAGTATCGGGAATCCGCGCACCTACGCGTTGTTTCAGCAAGGCGTTAATGACCTCACCGACGTAAGCTCCATGGTTGACCGGATCCCGGGCTACGCGCTCTCGATCAAGGCTGAGGCTGAGCTTACCCTCGACAGAACGCCGTTCTCGGCTCCGGCCTTCACCGGCTCAAGAACCAAGACACCACTGCCTGGCGTTTCGAGTGGCCCTGGCGGTTACCAACTTGTTCCCGGCCCTGGCGGGTATGGGCTAGTCCCCGCTGATGCCAACGGTATTCCTCTGGCCGGCGGCGGGGTCGCTGATCCCAATCCGGGACCTGGCGGACTCTATGGTACTGGCCAGCCTATCATTCGCGAAGGCGTATACGGGAGCTGATCCATGAACGCACGTAACAAGACGTTTCAGGTAGTCGCTAAGAGCGCGGTGATGGTTGAGACACCGGACGGAAACGCTGTTAGCTACCCGTCTGGGCATACTTTCTCAGGCAACCCACTCAATCCACACATCGTTCGCCTCCTCCGGATCAACGCGATCCGTGAAATGTCGGCGCGCGAAATTCCGAACTTCAGCCGATAAGCTGCGAGGAGGCGACCTGTGCCCATAACTGAGTTCAAGTCAGCAGGCGTTTACGGTGTCGAGAAGGCTCCCGCGCGTGCGCCGGACCAGTTCTCGCCAGCTAAGGTTGGGTTTGTTGGGTGGACCCAGAAGGGCCCGTCAAACTACCCCATCCAGGTTCGATCGGTCGAGGACTTCACGCGGGTCTTCGGTCCGACAAACAGCCGTGGTGTCATTCCGCAGCAGATTCGCGGATTCTTTGGAACCGGCGGAGAGCGCGCATGGGTGTCCCGTGTCGCACCGTCCGATGCGGTCGCGGCCCAGGTCTCCATCGATGCGGTTCCCGGACCGTCCAAGTGGACGTTCATTGCCAACGGTGAGGGTACGTGGGGCAACGACCTCGCTATTCGTATTCGTGGCAATCGAAACTTCCTCAACCCGACCACGAATTCGTGGGATAAGTTCGACCTTCTCATCCTCGCGCCATCCGACTTCAACCCGGCGTTCTTGGACGCGGTCGAGACCTACGAGCAGGTCCAGTTCGATGATCCGTCGCAGGCGGACTATCTCATCAACGTAATCGCTGACCCGCGCAAGCCTAGCCTTCTGGTCAGGACGATTGTCGGTGTTGGTGGCGTGCCGTCGGCCATGCTTCCGACTGTCGTGACGAACGAGTCTATTGGAACTGGCGGCGGGGCACCCCTTGCATCGCGGTTCATGGCAACGCTCGCGAACGTACCTGTGCTTGAGAACACGCTCGCGATCAAGGCGGTGTCTGGGACGACGAATTACTTGCCGACCGCGCCAACTACCGGCGCAATCAACGGCGTGAACACGGCCTTCACTCTTGCACTCACCAACATTTCAGTGGTTGAGGGCTCAGCCAGACTCTTCTATCAGAAGTTGCTGGTCACGAATGAAGTTCTGCCGGCCAGCTCCGGTCTGATCAACGGCGTCAACAAGGACTTCATCTTCAGTGCTGGTGTGGTCAACAACCCGCTCCACCGCGACACCGTGTCGTTCAAGTTGAAGTACGCCTTCACAGCTGTCTCGACGCCAGCGCTCGCGGTGATCGGCGCTCTGCCGGCCACCTATGCCCTCGGAACGACACCTCTCACCGGTCCTGTTCACCCCGGCACAGTGACGATCTCTGTGAACGTCAACGGCATCGGACTCGCGACGATTACCGACGATGGCGCTGGTGTCCTGTCTGGAACGCAAGGTGCGCTCCCTCTTGGCGGCACGATTAACTACGTCACCGGAGCGATGACTGGTACGACGGCGGCGCTCACGGCCCTCTCTAACGTGGCCGCGAACTACTACCAGTCGAACATCATTACGAAGTTCCGGGTTCAGACCCTTGAGCTGACGGCGATTGTCGGTCCGTGGGCCGCTGGCGACGCGCTAACGCAGGGTGCAGCAACGGGCACCCTGTTGTCGCTCGTGTCCGGCGTGGCGCGTGTCAAGGTTACATCGGTCGCGGACTTCGCCGCTGGCGCGATCGTCAATCTTACTGCACCGGGAACAGCCACAGCCACACTCGCCTACTTCAATGATCTTGAGGTCGGTGTGCCGCTTAACGGATCGATCGACCCGCTCGGTATCAACACTGTTGACCTAGTCAACAGCCAGACCGCTAACATTCCAACGTCTGGACCTATCGACGTTAAGACGCTTGTGGCGCCGGCAGCCGGGACTTTCTTCTACGTTGATTACGTAGTGCTCGGAAACGTTTACTCGAACACTACGGGTGGATTGCTCGGCGACGCGTCTACAGCGTCGACGGTCAACACTGACACAGGACTCGTCACCCTTGTGACGACAGCTGCTCCGCTCACCGGTTCGACGATCGATGTTTACTACCAGACCGGCCAGTATGCCTACGACAACGGCCTTGGTGCGATCGTAGGCGACGTGAACGCGGCCGGCGTCAACACGATCGACTACAACGTAGGTTCGCTCGACTTTACGTGGGCGGTTGCGCCTCCGGCGGCTACTCCGATCACAGCGTCCTATGTGAAGCTTGCTCAGGCCATTCAGTTCCAGCTGGCCGGTGGTCTGGACGGCACGGTGATCTCGCGTAACGACATCTCGAACCCGACTATTGAGGCGAGTCTGAAGGGCATCTACGCGCTCGACCTTGTCGAGGAGCCCCTTAACGTCGTCGTTCCGGACTTTGAGGGCAGCGCATTCGTCCAGGCCGATATCGTAGATTTCTGCGATGCACGGCAGGACAGGTTCGCGATCTTCTCATTGGCTAACGGCACGACGGTCGGCGAGGCGATTCAATACGTGTTGGTCACGCAGGCTTTCGACTCGAAGAACTGCGCGATTTACTTCCCGAACGTCTATTTCGTCAATGACGCGACGGACATCGTCGAACTTCTTCCGGCGTCGGGCTTCGTAGCTGGCGTTTACGCTAAGACAGCCCGGAACAAGAATATTGGCAAGTCGCCAGCCGGTATTGTGGACGGCGCGCTGGACGCAGACGGAGTCGTTGGTCCGGAAATCAAGCTCAGCCGTACGGACCAGGACAACCTCTACCAGGCCCGTATCAACCCGCTCCCGACATCGGCCGCGACCGGCTACATCGTCAACGGCGCGCGGTCTCTCGCGAAGGAAGTTCGGTGGCGCTACATCAATGCGCGCCTCCTCAACAACTTCCTAATGTACACGACGAAGCAGCAGCTCCAGTGGACGGTGTTCGAGAACAACGGACCCGCCCTCTGGCAGAAGATCGAAGCGGCGCTCAAGGGCTACTACAGCTCGCTGTTCCGCCTCGGTTACTTTGGTGGGTCGACGCAGGAGACGTCCTACTTCATCAAGTGCAACGCCAACAACAACAGCCAGGCATCGATCGACCAGGGCAAGGTCATTATCGACATCGGCTTCACCCCGGGGAAGCCGGCTGAGTTTGTGATATTCACATTAACGCAACCCGCTGGCACTGCTACAGGTTAGGACGAAAAGTTAAGTCAAAGACAAAATAACTAACCTGACAGCTTGACACAATCATAGCCTCCTGCTATCCTTCACTGGTGGCAGGAGGCTATGCGTTTTATGGCTAAGCTCACAGAGGCCCAATACGAGGTCATCTTTAGCGGCTACGCCGCCGGGATTTCTATCGCGCAATTAGGTCGCGATAACGGTGTCGCTGAGCAAACAATCTGGAAGGCGCTCAGTAGACGAGGCCTCATTGTCCGGCGTCGTAAATCCGGTCACAAGCTGACAGAGACGGAGATACTGACGGCTGTCGGGCTTTATCAGGTCGGTAAGACGACCAAGGAGATTGCCGGCCAGCTGGATTGCACTGAGCAGGCTGTTGATAGACACCTTAGGCTGCGCGGTATCTTGCTTGGCCACGCGGCCAAGAAGCTCGCGAGGGTGCCGCAAGCGGTGCGGGACCAGATTGCCGCACTCTATATCACCGGTAAGACTGGTGATCAGATAGTCGCGATCATCAACAATCCACTCGCTACCAGAGCCGTTGTCTATTCTGAGCTGCAGCGCCGTAGGTTGACGAACAACTCAGCCGGCAACCACAATCGTGGCCTGTTTACCGATCAGCCTGACAAGAAGAGCGAGATTGTAAGGCTCTATCAGAGCGGGTGGTCGGTAACAGCACTCGCCCAGAACAATGAGTGCTCCGCCGATCCGATCAAGAAGGTTCTCCGTGACCACGGTGTCGAGGTCCGCTCATTTGATGAGGCCACCGGCTTCAAGTGGTCCGATAAGAATGGCCGCGTTTTCCACATGCGATCAATGTGGGAGATCAAGACGGCGATCTGGCTAGACCAGCAGGATCTCAAGTGGAACTACGAAGAGTGCGGCTACGACATCGGAGATGGCCACGTCTACACACCCGACTTCTGGCTCTACGACAGCACCAACACGCTCACCAAGATTATCGACGTCAAGGGTTGGTTGCGGCCCAAGTCAGGCGAGGCCATCGAGAAGTTCAAGCTCACACAACCGACGCTGCCGTTCGAGATGTGGGACGAGGCCGCGCTTGATGCCAAAGGTATCCTTGCCATCGTCGTTCCAGGCGACACTGTAGCGCCAGGACCAAACGTCCCATCCCATGTGAATGCCACAACTGAGCCTGAGCGCGACAGCATCGCTGCTCTCTACACCAGTGGCCTTACGGTCATGCAGACGGCCGCGAAATCAGGCCGCTCCCACACGACGGTCGAAGAGATTCTCACTGAACGTAACCTGTTGCGGGGAAAGGCCAAGAGCCGGCTTCTTCGTGTGCCGCAGGAGGTCCGCGACGAGATCGCGCGTCTCTACTCCACTGGTTTGTCGGTTTCAGCGGTCAGTAAGGAGCTGAAGGTGGGCCGCGATGTTGTCTACGGTGAGATCACCAGGCGCGGTATAAGCAGGTCTAGAGAGAAGACCGCATGACACACGAGGATAAGGGCTACAACGTGCAAGACGTTCTTAGAGAACTGCGCGAGCTTGCTGAGGAAGATGCACGTAAGAGCAGTGCAGAGCACAACATCCTCAGCCAGCTGAGAGAGCTTGTCGATGAGCAGATCTGTATTG